CCGCTAGTAATGGCATTCTATAAATTACTGACGTATCGTTATTGGCTTGCTTATTTTCTATAGAGTATGTGTTAAACTTTCCGTCGTTATGTAGTCCAGGATCAATTTTATTGTATTTGTTTATTACTGTATCTATATTTTCAGCTTTTAAATATTTGTAGACGCGCTTTTTATTAGTGTCCGCGCTATTTACATTTAACGTGCCGTCATTGTATAACTCTCCAGTTAAAACTGTGTCTGTGTACAATGTTGAACCTTTGGATAAAACAGGAGTTAAAAATAGGTCCTGAGACTCTACGTTTAAATCTGCTTTGATACTAAGCTCTGTTTTGTCGGTTTTTTCTTTTACTAAGCTAGAACCGTAACTAACTCACATAAATGCGAATAACATCAACATTGATAGAATTGGTATTAATTTTCTCATACTGTAAAGATAAAAAATATACAAGCACAAAAAAACCCCATCTAAATTAATAAACGGGGCTATCGAACTGAAAAGATAAGCCTATGGCGACTTAAAGAGTTTAAAGTTAATAATTATTTTTTCTTAACCTTAGTTTTTTTAGTTTCTTTTTTAACCTCTACTACTAGCTCCCCTATAATCTCCTCTGAAAGTATGGTTATTTTAGACGATACAATGTCGTATCTGTGTTTAACAGGAGTTATTTTTTCCTCGATCGCTTTAACTTCCTTGTTAATTTCTTCTCTAAGCTCTTCCTTTTTCTTGTCCTTAACCTTTTGCTCTACTTTTAATTTTTCAATCTCATAGTATTGCTGTTGGCTTTTTTGGTGGACGATGTTTTGCTGCTGTCTAAGCTCTGCAATTTGTCTGCCGTAATGCGATTGTACTACTACGTAGTCCTGTAATGTTCTCATGTTGTTTGTTGGTTTATATAAAAGGGGATGAAGCTAACCCCTTTTGGTTTTTTTGTTGATCTTAAATAGAACGAAGCCACATTTTTTTAATTTATTTTATTTATCTCCTCCAGGTATATTTTTTCCATATCTTTTAGGACCTGGTTAATTAGCTTTATTATTTTAAGTTTGTCGGGAATATCTGAGGCATAAAATACAGGTGGTACTGGTTTTTGCGTATCTACCTCCAACGGTTTAATTATAATAAAATCTTTTAGTAGGTGTTTACTGAATTTTGTACTCTCCAATTACCTCAGGTTTAAAATATCTCTCCAGGCCTCCTACTATTAAACCTCCTACATTGTCTATTGCGTGATGCACTCCTGCTAAGGTTCTACATTGCGCCCAAATATAAGCTGTATCAATTAAAACTTTAATCTGTTCCTCTGTAATTTCGGGAAATTCTTTAATAAGAGACGATATGCCACCAGCCGCAGCCCCTGCATGTCCAGCCGTAAAACTTGGATGGTTAGGGCATCCCTCAGAATAAGCTGTTAATAACGTTCCGTCTATGTCAGTTTCTTGCTCGTAAACCTCCTCGGGCCTCTCTAGGCCGTAATAATACTTAACCTCAAACGATCTAACTAAACCTTTTTGTATTCCGTCAGTTATTTGCTCTTGTACTTGTGGTAGAGACTCTAAAAAATTAATATGGTCTGCTGTGTGGGTTCTAACATTCGCTCCTTGTGATAATAACCATTTGTGAGCTGCAAAAGGCATGTCTGTAGGTAAATCCATGTGGACCACGTTTGCTAACCCTTTTGGGTCGTCAAAGCTTAACCCCTCGTTTTTCAAAGGTTGTGTAATTTCCTCAGGGAAAACTCCGTTATAAGGATAATATTTTTCAAAAAACCATCTTGGGAAAATACCCTTTTCAACTTCATGCCTTACCTGCTGTACTTCTCTCAAACTTTCGTACTTTTTAAAACTCCCTGGTATCTTTACGTTGTGATGGTAACCTACCTTAGGGTTAACTAACCTAGAGTCTGTTATAGAGTCTAAGTTTTGCTGGTCTACTGGGTATATTAATTCGTTTCCGTTTGCTCCTTTTTTGAAAAACATATTTTTTAAATTTTGTTAATACAAATATAGTTAAAATTTCGGGTAATTATTAAAGTATTCTTTTTCTAGGTCGTCAATCTCAAAATTAAATTCATTTTTAAAAATTATTTTTTGGTGATTGTTAATCATTCTGTCAACTTCTATAAGTTTTTTTAGTATAACCTCTAATGGTTTTTCTACGTTTTCGTAGTAATCCCTACACATATCTCTAACTTTTTTAGGGTAATCCATGCAGTTTATAGATTGTTTTACGTTTAGATGCCTATTTACTGTGGCTCCTTTTGATTTTTCCCTAAGCCTGTGTATATCTCCTAGCATTTTTTTTCCTGATATTCTTATTCTTTTTAGCTCAAATTGTAAAATCCTCCTCTCCTTGTACTCCCATACATCTTTATATTTTACACTCATACGTTAGAGCTTTTTTTACTTTGTTCGTATTCTTTTTTTAGGCAGCTTATCCTTTGACTTACCGCGTCGTCAACTTTGTTGACAGATTGAAAAAGTAATTTTATTCTTTGGTATTCACTTTCGGCATTAACTCTGTTTCTTGTCTCCTCCTCTATTGCTATTGTTGCTTTAGTTTCCGCCTCTCCTATTTTGGAACCATCTTTTATGTAGTTGTTTTTTGATATGGCCTGGTTAATTTTCTGTTTCATGTATGAAATACCAAAACGGTTATGCGATTTAGCTAGTTCTGATGATAAAAAAGCGTTGTGAGTTACTAACTGGTCTCTAAAACTTAGAAGAGTTGTTATACTCATTGTTTCGCTATCGCTGTAATATGTTTCTATCATTTCTTGCAGCGTTTTCTCTACTTCTTTTGTGTTTGAAAAACTCATATTTTTTTATTTTTGATATTCACAAATTTTAAAATTAATAAACTCATCACCTTTTTTAACATCTGTTTTAAACATTGCTAAACAATATATTTGATTATCGTTAAACTGGTATTTTTCCTGCAGAACATCTATAAAAGGTTTTGCTACATTATCTATGTCAGCTCCTTTATTGCTAAGTCCTGCCTCAATCATTAACATTAATCTCTCTTTAGGAGTGTTAATATTATTAGGTAAAATAAAAAGTAAATCACGTCTATATTTTTTGTATTTGTCTGTTTTAAACCTGCGTCCTTTCCATGCTTCGTTAACGCTCATGGGTTTTATATCTAATCTATACATGTTAAATGAATTATTATTATAGCTATTCCTGCAGAAACTAAAAAAGCTCCCACCATTCCAATTATTAATCCTACTTTAAAACTATACTCGTCAATGTTAAACTTCATAAGCTGCTAATATTTTTATTATTCTTTTGTAATAAGGCATAAAACCTTTATTTCCTGGTTGTCCTTTTAAAAATGATAAGTGAGTGTTTATTGTTGTCTTTGGGTTTTTTATTTTCTCGTTCCCGTTAATAACTAAAACTTTGTCGTTTTTTACCTTTTTAATTCTGTTAATTAATCTAGGGTCCATAATCCCTCCTTTTTCCTGTTTTCTATTTCTTTTATTATGGGGCCGCAAAACTCCTCGTATCTTACCACATTAGTTTTCCAGTAATCAACTATTGATACCAACTGAAAGTCTTTAAAAGTTGGCGCGTAATCCTCATAGTATTTTAATTGGTCCTCAAATGATGGCTTTTTTAACTGATCCATAGGAGGTGTTTTTTCCTTTCTTTTTATTTGAGCCTTTATTTTACTCCAATCAATTTTATTTGAATCGTCTAATATTGGCTCAGGTGTTTTATCCATAGCGTTTAACTTAACCTTTTGTTTGTGCTTAACCCTTTCTCTAAAGTCGGCTTTTAAATCTAAATATTTAGGAATCCAGGTATTTAATATAATTGAATTGTCAAACCTCAGCTTATCAAATTTTGAGCTTAAAAGTCCAGTCCTACCCATTTTAAGCATGTTTGCTATATCTTCTATGTTTTCTGTTCTATGTATATCTATAACGTCAAAAGCTAACATTGTCGCCTGATCTATTCCGTATGTTGAAGAGAAATTTTTAGCTGTTCTCATTAACATAAATACAATAGATTTTACTATAGTTTTTTCATCTTTTTTTATCAGGCTAGCTATACTGGTTCCGTTATAAGCAGACTCTATAGTTAGTTTTCTCTCTATTAGCGATAGCTCAAAGTCATTTGTTTTAGCTATACAGCTCATCAATGCTGTTGTTAATTTCTGTGGCTGTGTCGTTATTTGATTGTGTTTTTTTGTTCCCTGTTCCATTTCTTTTAGATTGTGCGTAAAGCGTTGTAAATTGTTTTCTTAGTTTCTCGGGTGATTGTATGTTAGGCTTCCAAAAATCGCTAACCTGTAAAAACTTATATACAGCTGTCATTTGATCCCTAGTTATACCATCCCTCTCAATCATTAACCTAATACAGTCTATCCATTTTTTCGCGGCCCCCTGGTTTAATTTTTTTAAAGGAGCGTTTATGTCTGTTAAATTCTTTTTTATTAATTGGTAAAAAGCATCTGCAGCTAAATAATAATCTTTAAATTTTTTCGGAACTTGTGATATGTTAATATCACTTATTGTTATTTTATTATCTATTACATTATCATTAACAGTTACATTATCATTAACAGTTACATTATCATTATCAGGTTTTCTAGGTTCTAAATTAACCTGCTGGGTTTTTTGGGTTTCTTTAGGATTGTTTTTTATCCTAGGCCTACCTCCTTTTTTACCGTTTAATCTACTCCTTTCCGCTCTGTCTTTAAACTTTAGTAAATCTCTTTTAAGTTGCTGTTTTATAGGGGTAAAAGCTAAGTTTATAATAAGGTCGTCTGTCGCTGGGTTTTCGTCGTTCACATACTTAAATATATGCTTTATTAACTCTCCTGCTTTTTCGTTAGGTAATTGTTCGAATAGTTCTTTTTGGTCTGCGTAGAGTAAAAAACCCTTTTTGTTTTCAGCCATAATTTTAATTTTTGTGCATAAAAAAACCTTATCAGGATCAGCTATAAGTGGAACACGCATCACCCAATAAGGTAAAAAAATCTTTTCGTTTAACCTGTTCCACTAGGTCAACAATTAAATATACTTATTTTGGTTTTAATTCCAAAATTATCTCACATAATCTAGGGTTAATTTCCAAAAAATACGGAGCCTTTTTTATCCATTTATTATATACTTTTATTCTGTAGTTTTTCCTTGTCTTTTTCTGTTCGTCAGGGTTGGTTACTATTTCAAAAAAAGAATATCTGCCTCCTTTGTCTATTTTTTTAATTAATCCTAACTCCTCTAAATCTGAAAGTCTACCACCCCAAATAGACGTGTTAGGTCCTAGAAAAAAAGTTAGTTTCTCAAAGGTATTATGCCCCTCCTTTATCAGGTTGTAAACCTGTTGTTTTTGAGTAGTATACAGGCCCTCCTCTATATTTTTTATATGGGTTCTTGTTTTTGGAGTTAACATATTTTTAGTTTTTAGTAAATGATAGTGAGCTACTTCTTTTTTTCTCTACTGGCTTTGGTTGAATAACCCCGTCCTCATCCCAAACCTCCTCAGTTCGTAACCTAGTTTCTAATGCTTTCAATTCATTGTTTAACTTAACCCACATAGGGCAGTTTTTATAGTCGTAATATTTACCCCCTTTTTTAACGCTAATTGAGTGCCCAGCTACTGCGTATTTTTCTCCTTTTTCTGAAAGTGTTTTTTTAATAGAGTCCTTAATTATTGGCTCCACTTTTTTAAAGTTTTTCTCAAATATTTTAATTAAAGCGAATAACTCAAACTCGTTAATATTACCCCCCTCCTGCAGCTCGTTTTTAATACTGTCAAAGGTCATGCTTATATTAGATACTGTTAAATTTACGTTTTGTAGTTTCATCTTATTTGTTTTTTAAAGTTTCGGTTAATACTATTTTTTGCTCATCTGTTAAAGCCCTTTTAGTTAAAGCTAAATTAATATCCTCTTTTGTTCCTTTTTCTATTAAGTACTTCATTCCTGAGTCGTCAATAGGTTTTTTTGTTGCCTTTTGTTTTTTGCCTGTATTTTGTAACGAGCTTATATTTTTAGCTTTGTTTATTTCGTCTACACTAGCTATACTATCTACTAGGCCTATTCCAGCCATTGCGCAAGCTCTTCCTATTGCGGATGTTTCGCAGTTCTCCAGCGCGCTTGTTTTGTTAATGTAGCCGTCCCCTATAATTTCCTGGGCCGTTCCATGATAAACCCTCTTTAAAGGGCCTAAAGTCTCTGCGTATGGATTATCTACAGAGTGTATTATTAATTCAGCTTTAACTATAAACATTTTCAGGTCCTCTATAAACTCGTAATTTGTTGTTATTGAGTAATCGAAATTATTAGCTAAAAATATTATACGCTCGTGTACTTGCGTGTATTTTTTCCCTTTAATGTCTACGCTTTTTAATATTTCAGTTCTTTTTTTCATGTTAAAATAATTTATTAGGTTCTGTTAATAATGCTCTGCAGATTTTTCTTATATCATCTGCGTAAAATTTTCCGCTGCCTTTTATTAATTGGCTTATTTTACTGCTTGGATTTTCTAACTCAGGGTAAACTATGCGGCCTAAATCTTTTAGAGTTATCTTTTTATGGGCCTCGTTATATTCTTCTAGTGCTTTTTTAATTTTAAGTCCTGCCATTTTAATTGTTTAATTTATAATAATATGATTTTTCTACCCAAAATTTTCTAGTCTCCCATAGTATTAAAAAATGGCTTTGGGTTTTTGCCATAATTATACCTTTAAGGCATGCCCGAAATATATCAGGCATAACCATTAATTTTTTTTTAGTCTCCATAGTTACGGTGTTTTTTAGATGAGTAAAATTGTAAAATAGCTTGATTACCTACGTCTACTCTGTTTAAGTATTTTTGTGTAGGGTTTTTTGGTTCAAAATAACCAAAATCGTTTAAGTACATTTGCTGATCGTCATACCTAGCTATAAAGTCGTCCGCCCATTTTTTAGCGTCCTCTATATTGTTAATATCTGTACTTGTACTGTTTGGCGATGAAGATGATACCACGCGTATTTTTTTTGCTTTGTGGTAGTCTGTTTCGCTATCTACTAATTCTTTTCTAGTTTTAAATTTTAGTAGCTTGTGTAATTGTGATGCTAACATGATATAAGTTTTTCAGTTCGTCTATACAAACATAAACAAATATTTCGAATACACAAAATTTATTTTGATTATTTGAAACTTATTTCAATTATTAAGTAATTAAACTGAAAAGCTTTTAATCTCAGAGCCTAATAATCCCCTGTGGTTTATTAAATTTTCTAGCTTTGTCTCCTGAGTTTTTAATGTTGATTTTAAAACTCTAATCTCTCCCAGGTCATTTATAAACGTTTTGCTTTTAATGCTTAAATCCTGCTCCTTTTCTTTTATTCTAGCTCTTAAAACTATTATAGATGTTCTTAAATTTTCTTTTATTGTTGTTGTACTTTTATACATAGGCATAAAAAAAGGGGATAAAATACCCCCTATTGTTAATTGAATCTCCATATTATTTAGCTCTTTTTCTTTTCTCCTTGAATAGTTTAATTAAAATCTTAACTACTTCCCAAAGTCCAGTCCAAAAATATCTACTATGTATAAACTTACCTGTGTTCTCTCCTCCAATTATATTGGATAAAGATTTTATTTTACCGTCTAACTGCTTATCGGTTAAATTATTTATTTCTTTTTTAGTCATTTCTTTGATCTGTTTTATCGTTATTTAAAACAAATTGACCACCTCCAGCAACTTTATTAGGTACGGACCTATCTAAAACTATAGCTAAAAAATTTAGTATACTATGGCTTTTTAAAGTTGGTTTAACTCTTACTGCTAGCTCATATATGCTAAATAAAATAATTATTATTAAATCCCAGTTACTAGATAAAAATTTAACTATGTTCTCCATGTTAAAAGGTTTTTGATTTTATCAAATATAACAAATTTAAAATTATATTTAGTAGAGTTATCCCATTTAACAAAATATCCTCTGCTGTCATAATGAACAAATGTATTATATAAACCTAAACCTCCTTTATCTATTACCCCTATATCTATTAAAAATTTAATGTCTGCAGCTAATTGTTTCGTGGTAATAACAGATTGTTTTAAATCTGTTGCTACAGCTCTTTTATGGTAGCTGCCCTTTGCTGTTTTATATCCCCTAGACGGCAAAACTACATCGTTGTAATTTGCAGTCCTGTAGCCGCTAGATATTCTTATAGATATTTGTTTACCGTATTTATTACTTATAAAGTCTCTAATAACTTGTAAGTTATGTAGGTGTCTTAATGCTTGTGGCTTTAATTTTTCAGGTACAGGAGTCCTGTTTTTATCGTTGCAAGCCATTTCATAAAGCTTAAAGTTTTTTTCGCCTCCCATTATTTAGATGTGTTACAGTTTATTTTTCTATTAGATCGGTCTGCCTCTTCGAAATTAAGCAGCCAAAACTTCTTTTTACTATTAAAAAAGCTAGACAATTCAGCTGCAGTTATATTTAAAAAGGGTTTTATTTCGCAGCTTAAAACGTCTGCTGTTAACTTAATCCTGTCAGCATGGGCCAAAAGGTTTTTAATTTCCTCGTTAATATCATTGTCTTTTATCTGCAGCTCATAGTTACAAATAACCTCCGAGCTTTGTTTAGTTAGTTTTAAATTTTTGTTTAAATAAAATTCATTATTTATAGTAGGTGTAACCTCTCTAGTTATACCGTCAACCCTAAAACTGTAATAGTCATTACAGAAAAAAGCACCGTTTTTTAATTCTCCGTCTATCCAAAACTCTATTTTAACTGTGCCCTGCGCTAAACATTCATCGAAAAAACAAGCGTTAAAGAAAATACTTTTTTCGTTTTCTACTCCTAATACTTTTGTGCATATTTTAACCTCGTAAGGCCCCTCTCCTAGATCATTAATTATATTATTCCAGTTTATGCAGTAGTAATACCTTAAACCGTCTATTTTTATAGTCGAATAATTAGAGCCGTCTAAAATTGTTTCAGCTCCATTTTTTATTAACTTAACATCTATCGTGTCCGCTTCAATTTGTTTGTATACGGTAAAACAGTACTCATCATTGCTAAATACTTTTTGGTAAAAGTCACAGCATGTAAAGCAGTCTAAGCATTTAGCCTCCTCCTGGTTAGGTTTGCATACAACGCTAACACATTTAGAAGTTAAAGCGTAACCTTTATTATAGGTCTCGTTTGTTTCTAAAAACTCCTTAATCAATTTTATCGTTTTTTTCTAAATATAAATTAAGTTCCTGTAGGGCTTTGTCTTGCTGTATATTTAATCTGTCAAAATCTTTAGCTATCTCTTTAATTTCTTCCTGTATTGTTCTCATTTCTTCTATTTGATAATTTAACTTATCATTAAAAGAATCTTTTTTAATGTAGTCGTGTTTAGTCCTAAAGGATAAAAACAACAAAGAGGATAGTATAACTATTTTTTTCATTATTCAGTTTTTAACTTTTCTATTACAGTTTGTAAATATTGCTGCTTTTCTATTGAGGAATTTCTTTTTTTTCTTATTTCCTCCAGGTCCTTTTTAATGCCGTTGTTGTTTTCTTTTATTTGTTTAATAACATCCGTATAAATTCCTGTTATCTGCGTCCTGTTTTCTCTACTTAAATTAAAGTAATCCTGCCTAAGTTCCATTAATTCCGTTCTGCAATCTCTATACTTTTCATCTTCCGATTTTTCGTTAGATTTATAAAGATAAATTACAGCACTAGATAGCGAGCCTATACCTATTATTAATAAGGCTAGGCTCAATTTTCTAGGGGTTAAATTTATTAGATTATTCCACATTTACAAAACTTCATAATCTCCGTCGTTAACTATAAAACCTTTAAGTATTTTAGTTAACTCCTTTGAGTTTGTTACTTTTTTAACTTTTAATGTCAAGTTGTATTTAGCAAAAAAATGTTTAAAGCTTTTAATTTTAACTTTAACCTCTGTTTTTGATAAAACACCCTCTTTAGTTTCTTCTATAATAAGGGTGCTCCTGTTTTTTAAGTATTTTTTCATTACCAAATATAATTTAATTCTACATCAAACTCGAAATATTTTTGGCTAGGGGATGAAACTAAATTTACAGTTTCAAACCTAACTCTTTTCCTAACACCAATAGTGTCAAGAGGTACACTTTCCCATTCTACGTTACCGTCAGATTGTACAAAAGTATTATTTAATAAAACACCATCTACATAAACATCAACGTCAGGCATTTCAGAGTTTGCCGTATCTATAAAGTGTGCTCCCCTTAAAATAAAATCCTGAAAAGCTATAGACGGTAAATTATCCTCGCTAAATGGCTGCATTGTGTCGTATATCTCTCCGTTTCCTAACTTTCTGTTGTTTACAAAATAAGTACCTAGCGAGCTATTAGCTGAATCTATACACATGTTAGACTCTGCGCTCATTTGGTTGTCAAAATCAGCGTTAAACGTATATTCGCTGCCTGTGTTTAAAGCACCTGATACAAATGTTTGCTGGTAATCTCCCCATGTATTATTAAAATCGTTTGGTATAACTCCGTTACTTATTAAAGTTCCGTTTTCTCTAACCTCAAATAATGTAGTTTCATTGTATTTAAACTCTTCCTGTCCTCCGTCATAAACGTTGTATAAGTCTAAACCTATAGCTGCTGTGTTTATGTCTCCAAAAATATTAGCTTCAATTTGATTTACAGCCCTCATAAACGAAGCGTCGTTATCAGGGTTTACATTTTGTAATCCGCTATTTGAGCTTGTAGCGCATATAATAAGCTGTACTATTGTAGCTGCAGAATCCCAAGAGGAACCGTTAAAGCTACCATCGCTATAAGTTCTATTATTATCTGTGGCCCAGCTAGGTTTATTAAAGTTAATAAAACCTCCGTCTGTAATAGTTCCACTCATATATGAAGTAAATGAAGTATTTAAAGAGGCGTCTAAACTAGAGCTTGAAAAATTACTAATATCATCGCCTACTACACCTGTTAAAACTTCTAACAAAGTAATACTTGTAGCGTCATATATTTTAAATTCTACAGTATCTCCGTTTTGCAACGGTGTTGCGTCGTCACTCTCCCTTAAATCTACTGACATTTGCAAAGGACCATTTATAAAGTCTCCTCCCTGGTCAAATATTCTAGCTATAGGGTTTGTAAAAATAACACCTCCTGTAGTTGTTTTGTTTATAACTGGACTTTGTGCCGACTCGTTACCCGAGGTGTCAACTGCGCTAACAGATATGTCGTAAGACTGTCCAGGGTTTAAACCTGTTATAGTCGTCGTATTGCTAGGCTCGAAAACCTGAGTAAATAAAACTCCGTCTAAATAAACATTATAGTAGTCTACTTGCACGTCGTCTGTTGAATTATCAAACTGTATAGATATGCTATTGTCGTCGCATGCAGTAGGTATTAAATTCAAAGGTACGCTAGGAGCTGTTACGTCTCCTCCTGTTGAACTTGAAAAACAAACCTCTTGCTCTCCTGCTATGTTTTCTCCGCATCTAGGGTGTACTACTCTAATACACATTTTTAAATCTGAAAACCCTGGGTTTTGAGCTAACCAATTATTTTGGTCAAAAAATACACTATCTCCTGCTGTTGCGGTTCCTGTTAAATATGCAGCATTATCTATATACCATTGGTCTAAACCTCCTGGGTAGTTTGTTTCCGTAGGCCTGTTAATGTCGTCTCCAATATCGTATCTATTAGTAAATATATTGTCTCCGTTAGAATCCTTTAGACTAAGGAAAAAATGCCCCTCTGTTATTGGGTCTCCTGCTGCATCTAGTAAGCCTAGCTGCACGTTATAAGTTCCGTCTGAGTTGTCTATTAAAACTGTTTCGCATGTCGGCCTGCCGTTTAAGCAAACGCAAATATTTTCTGCCATTTATTTAAAAATTATAAAATTGTTACTATTACAAATTTAAGCTATTATTTAATACAAATTATGGAACAAACAAAGTACACTCCCCAAAATCATTACTGCATTCGTTTATAGCTGTTAATTTTAACGTTAAAGACGTTTGAAAGTCTGGAAAGTCATTTATTAAATTAATAAAATCTATAGTTATAACTCCTCCCGTAGTGTTTAGCGGTGTTGTTGTTATTCCAAAATAAGGCTGTAAATCAGTCCAAGTATAAGATACACCAGGTAAGTCTGTTCCTGGTACGGTTACTGGGTTAGCTCCCGAATTAAAATTAGATCCAAATACTATAACTCCTAAATCATCTAAAACCTCTATGTTGTAGTTTGTCGGAGTGTCTCCTAAATTACCCCAGTTAAAATCAGCGAAATTAGGGCCTTGTCCGCTAGCTACACATCCAGTAGATAACTCTACCTCTTCACATACGTTTCCTATCTCCAAATCTCCACAGTCAGTATTTAAACATATAGATAAATAAGATGTGTTTAAAGCTGTTAAAAAACCTCCAGGAAATTTAGCACTTAAAGCTGGGTCGTTGTTTATACCTGTAACATCAAAAACTAATTTACCAAAAAAGGAGATATTAGTAGTTAATTCATTAATATAAGGTTGTATATCTGACCATAAACATAATGCTCCTGGGTTCTGACTTGCTGGGTTTTCTAAAACAGGGTTTTGCCATTTATTAAAAGTTGCATCTATAACTAAATCTCCTACGCTGTTTTTTATTTTAAATCTCAAAGGCTCATCTATAACCTGGTTAAAAGAGTAGCATTGAGAATAACCTTGGTTAGAATTACTTAAAGTTAAAACCTCGTTAATTAAACCGCCCTCAGGTGTAGTACATTCTGAAAAACCTAAATCTAAATACGAACATTCGTTACCGTAGTGCAATAAAGCTACAGAATTTACTAAAGGCTGTGTGAAAAATTCGCCTTGAAATTTAGGGCCTAAAACAGGGTCGTTGTTTATACCGTCTCTGTCAAATAATATAATTCCACTCGGCCCAACTAAAGTGGTTGTAGGTGTTATAATAAAGGGTTGTAAGTCTGACCATTGACAAAGCGCGTTAGGGTTTTCTGATACTGGGTTGTCGTTTTTCGGGTCGTCTCCAATATTAAAAAAAGCATTAAAAACTAACTCCTGGTTAGAGTTTACAAAGCTAAATCCTATAGGGTTTTCTACATTATTTAAGTTGTAAACTAAATCTATTGTAGGTGATACAATGGAGTCTAAATTAAAGTTAAAATTTCCTGTTACTGGCACACAAGCTATCTCTCCTTTTTTAGTTCCTAGCCTCGCACTTATTTTATACTCGTTTGGCTTACTTATATTTGATCCGTTTATAACAGTTTCTAAACAAAAAACTCCTGGCGACGGGTTAGTTAAAACTGAATTACTTTTGAATATATTTAAAATGTTTTCTTTTTTGCTGCTGTTTTCTTCTATTGTTGTTTTTCCTATTGAGTTTTTAGGCTCTACTCTAAACATTCCCCAAACATCGTTAATAGTAGCCTGGCTATTTAAGTTTGTAAAAGTTACTTTTATATTAGTGTCCTCTCCGTCAAATAAAACACCGTCAACAATTAAACCATCATTGTCAGTTATAACATATTCTTTAGTCCATTCCTCCGAATCTTCATATCCGCAAACGTTAAACTCAGGACTATAAAAACTGTAAGGTGTAACTATACCGTCTGCGTCTGAAATTTCAAAACATATAACAGTCCTTATACCATATCCGTTTTTTAAGTTATAGTTAGATACATCCTGGTTTAATCCGTTGTTTGGTTCGTTGTTGTCATAAAAAACCGTGTTAGCTCCTGGTAAAGCGTTCCATTCCTGCCAACATAACTGTATAGGAGTACATAAAGTATATCCAAATAAACTACGCTCTCCTGTAAATCCATTTGTAGTTAAAATGTTATTGTTAAAACTATCTGACGATGGTATTAACAAAGACTCAGAAAAATTAACCTCTAATTGTTGAGTGTTAAGTCCATTTTCAGGCACTATAGTTTGACCTGTCAATGGAATATTTTTAGTTGTAAAAACAAACTCGTCTCCTGTGTTAGGGTTGTAAGCTAATGTTTTAACCTGTATACTTTCTATTAACGCTCCTTTTTCTAGGTCCAAACAAAAATCCGTACATTTTAAAATATTATCCTCTATAAAACCTGAATATGTATCACACCCATCACCCTCTAAGTCGTCGCAATGTCCGTAAAACTTCATTTTTTTAACCTGTATTAAACCAGGTACACAAGCATCATAAATAAAGCTTTTAACATCTGCTAAAATCATTGTTTTATCACTTGTGGCTGTAGGACCTCCATTTGAAACGTCAAAAGCTAACATATAGCAATCATCGCCATTTATATTTTTTGGAAAGTTTACATTAATGCATATCTCTAATGTCTCATTGTCAATAAGATTGTAACTATAGTTGTTAAAAACTCCATTTTCTCCAGTAGTGGATGAGCTGCCTATATCCTCTATGCCGCAATCATAACAAAAATTTTCATTAAAACAAGTAGTAGTGTTGCTGTATTCGTCTACAGTAGGCAACAAAGATATGTAGGCTCCAAATGATGCCCCAGCACTAAAGCTACCTGACGCGCTTTTTATTATAGCTCTAACCTTTGTATCCTCGTTAGCTAATAAGCATTCTACCTGGTCTCCTACTTCATTTAAATACTCTATAGTTTCTACAGAATACTCTGTGGTATTGTTTAAAGATTGATTAAACCAAACTACATTGCCTTGTTGGCTTACATGTTCGCATATTTTAGCGCAATTAGGGTCCGTTAGTTTATTTCTAAACTCCGCACTAAACACATAATTTATAGAGTTTGTTCCGTTAAACAAGTCAGGAGGTATTCCCATTTGTAAATTTTCTTTTTCTCCGTCCTGATAGTAAGGTGTTACGGTAAACTCGTGGCATATTTTAAAATTCTGTATCTCCCCTTTAGAACCTCCAGTTTGCAGTTTCTCTACTGTTGTTTTTCCAGTTTGCCAACTACAAATAGGTCCAACCTTGTTTAGTGTTATTTCCCCTCCAGCCTGCACTCCCGATGTTGAGTATGCTTGCTCGTTTCCGTCAATCCAAAAATAGTTAGATGGTGCCCCATTTTCTATTAATCCGAATTTGTATACTAATCCGTCTAGTGGTGTAGTTCCTATTATTTTTAAAAAAGAAGTGTCTTTATAACTTCCGCTAGGAACTATAACGTTATCTACTACTGCGTCAATAACCATGTTTTCAGAATTTACAGAGCTAACTGTATATGGTCCTGTTACACCTGAGTTTGTTTGTAAGCAAACCTCGTCACCTATACAAAAATCGTCGTCTAAAAAGCTCCCAAAATTCCTACTTATAAAAGTTTTACCTGCGTTTACATTTACAGTAAAACATAAAGTAGATGTACTTATAGAATCCCAAAAAATAGCTACTTCAAACTCAGCCTTTACCCTGTTCATAGGTGACGCTAATATATGGCTATTAAAGTCTGTTAAATTTTCTGTAAAATCTTTACCGTTTATATGGTCCAGGTAAAATTTACTGCTCGTTATTATACAACTCATCGTCTATAATTTTTGTTAGGTCCTTTAATTTATTTGTTGCCTTGGTTATTCCTGATATTTTATTGTTCTGTACAGCTTTGTTTATGTCCTTAAATATATCTAAAACCATTTCCTGTTTATCCTCTGTTAAACTTTGTGCCGCTTTCATTGCGTGATCCGTAGCCTCTTTACCTATTCCTGATAAACTACTAAGTAATTTTTTTAAATCCGTCATTATTCCTGTTCTATTTCCACAATCTTTAAATTGTTAGTGTACTTCTTTTCGTAAAGATACGATATATTAGCTGTGTCCTGTGACCAGTTCCATTTAACCGCTGTAAATTCTGCCTCCATTCCTTTACAGTCATAAAAAAATGGGTTAGATAATACTTTAAAAATATCCTCGCAGCAAAACGGTACAGTTATATTGTTAACTATACCCTCTTGTTTTTCTTCGTAATAACTATCCGCTAAAGATTTTGCGCTCAATATATCTCTATGGTTATTTTTTATTTTTCCATCGTCTCCAATTATTAATAGTTTTGGAACGCTATGTATAGGGTTTTCTACTTTAAGCATACACAGTCTATTTGTAACTATATTTGCGTAACTTTTATTCCCTCCAAAAGCAGATACTAAAGCGTCTATTATAGATAAAAAAGATTTTAAAGCTTTTTCAACCTCAGTTAACCCTGTTTTTTTAGAGCCTAAAGCTACTGGAAATTCACAGGTATTTATTCCATTTAATAAAACTTTCTTTTTGTCTCCTATAACACAGGGTTTATATCTTTTTAAAAACGATGTTCCCCTATAGTTTAATACTGTCCATCCGTCGTTAGGGTCAGTTTGGAAAGTGTATCTATTTGTAGCTGTAAAATCTTTAGCATTTATACTGAAAAAAGGTATGTCTATATTAGGCATCACATACGTTGAGTTTTGCAGCATGCTTTTATCTTTGCTAGGCAATAATGTAGCGCACCCGTCTTTAATGTATAGGCTGGAGTCTGTTAATTTTTTTACAAGGCCCAGCATTCCTAGCGCAAAATACTGCTGCTCGTCTGCCAAAGGAACGCAGTTTACATTTGTTGGCCTAAAAATTCTATCTACTAAATTTGGCCTGGTTGGTTTGCTAGGTAAATAAACTAGGCAATCTAATAAAGGTATATTTTCCTTGAAATTATACCCGCATTCCTCTATAGCTTTTCTTAAAACTTCTCTAACCTTTAGTCCTTTATGTTTTCTTACTGGAGGGTAAATATAATCTAATAATTGCTCAACTAAGTTAATAGTGTATATTAACATGGTCGCAAAAAAGATAGCGTTTGCAATAATCCTCAAAGCTCCACGTACTGCGTCACCCACAGAAGATACTGCTGTTATATCTATAATAGATTTTACTAAATTATTTGCAGCCTCTATAGTTTGATATAAAGCAACAAAAGTAGAAAAACTTAAAAAAGCTAATTCTAAACCGTAATCTATTTTCTCTACTATATATGGAACCTCTACGCAGCAATCATCGTAGCTAGAGGGGTTTAAACTTCTAAGGTAATCAAAAGACAATGAAGCTAAACACCTTTCTAAATCTTCTACGCTATCACATACTTTTACTTTCGCTACTATCTTACAATCGTCTGTTAAATTAGGTTCGTCCGAAAGGTCCACATACATTTTAAAAACATGGCTCATCCCGTTACAACTAAAAACAACGTCTAAAGGCACTCCCTCAAAAACTCCCAAACCTCCGTCGCAGCCTCCTTTATACCAATCTAAAAGTATCTGTGCAGCGTCTCCCTCAAAGCACATAGTATCAATTCCTATAGTAGGTGTAGATTTTAAAAACTCTATGTCTATTTCGGTATCTTCCCACTCAGTTAAACCTGTAACCTGTTGACCGTTTAAAATAAAATCTATTGTAGTCATTTATCTAAGTTTACGTTTAATTTTAGTTATAGTTTTATCGCTTACTATAACTTGTGTTATTATATCTCTAAGTTGGTCGTACTCATAGCCCACCTGTGGTATGTCTATTTTTGAAACGGCAGTAGTTAAAGCGTTTGTTATCCCAACCTCGTCAATAGTAACAGAATTTAAATTACTCATGTTTCCTTTAGGGCTTACTACTCCAGTATCAAAAAACCCTTTAACATATTTGTTTTTAAAATCTGACATGCTAGCACCTTTTAAACCTAAGTCCTTTGTTGTTGCAGCATCTATTACAAACTCCTTACCATGTGTAACACCTGCAATATCGTTAACTCCTACGTCTCCAGTATAACCTCCCGTTTTAAATCCGTTAAGAGAATTAATAAAAGCTAATAAAGCTGTAATACCTCCACTAGTATTACCTAAAGACTCTAAAGGGGTTTGATCGTTTTCTAAGCCGTTAATATAACTTTTTATAGCTGCGGTAGTAAGCTCTGTTATTCTCGCTCTACGCTCTTGTTTTTGCTTTTCCCTTTGCAGTTCTGCTATTTTTTTATTTTCAAACTCTAGCCTGTCTAAGTCGTCTGTAGTTTGACTATCTCCTAAAGACTCTAATTTACCTATAGCTGTTTCTCTTTGTTTAATTTCGTTGTCTACTTCGGCTATTCTTTGTTTAGCTAGTTCTTGTTGTGACTTATTAAACTCCTCTGTAGATTTTCCTACCCTATCGTAAAACTGTTTTTGTTTTTCCTCCCTATCTAAAAGGTCCTTTTGTAACTGGTCGTTTAAAGCTTTTGCTGTGTCTATTATAACCTGGTTTGTTTTTTCGTTTTCTTCCTCTACTCCAGCTAAAACATCCGCTGCCTGCTCAGGTAACCCATCACCGTCTATAGTTAAAAGCTCTACCTGTTCTCTACCTTTACCGTCCAGTATGTCCTGTAGTCTTTTAATTTCCTCTTTTAATGTTTCAGCCTCAGAGGTTAAAGATTTAAACTTTTCTCCTAGAGCGTCGTTAGGATCGTTTAAAGCTAACTCCCTTTCCTTTCCTACCTCTTGTAATTTCTTTTTTAACTGCTCTAGCCTAGATAATCTTTTGTCGTTTGCGCTACCTCCTGATCCTTGTTTATCCGCTTCGTCTTGCGCTTTTTTCTGTTCAGCTAATATTTTAGCTTGTAATTTTTTCTCGTCCTCTATTGCTTCTTTTTCCCTGTCGGCCCTTTTCTTTTTTACAGCATTATTAAAAGCGTCTCCTACGTCAGAGCCTGCGGTTTTAAAAGTTTCTTTTAAGTCGTCTACAGCTTTTCCTGCAGCGTCAAAATCAAAAGTTAAAGCGTTTCCAATAACTCTCCCTAAATTTTTAGTAAACTCAACTACCTGTCTGCCTATTTCAAAAATAGCCTCTTTTGTGGCCAAAAACAAAACTGGTATATCTGTTATAAAACCTCCTATAGATTTAAAACCTCTGCCTATCGCGGCTAAAACGTTTTGTAGTCTAGGACTTTCAGCTATATAGTCTCTTGTAACTTTTACTAAACCAGTAAAAGCATCTACAATAAAGCTAATTACAGTTAAAGTAAATTTTAATGGTATTTGCAAAAACTCAAAAACCTTTGTAAGAACACCTACCGAGTCTGTCGCTTCGTCCGCTTCATCACCAAATAGGCCCAACGCTTCAAACAGCCCTACAAAAGAATCTCTAACCTCTGTTATAAATGGTTTTAAAGTGTCTATTGCTGCGTCAAAAGCTATAATTATATCGCTTATAAAATCAATAACTGGAGCTAAAAACTCTACCAGGCCATTGTCACCAGCCAACAAAGCGTCGAAAGTGTTTTTTAAACGCTGCCATGATGCGGCAAATGTCCTCGTATTTTGCTCTGCTTGTTTCTGAGCTACCCCGTTCTCATCTACTTGCTCTGTAAGCTCCCCAAAACGGTCTATATTTTCAACTAAAACACTTGCCGCTTCTTTATTTTCTCTACCAAAAACCTTAGTTAAAGCTATTGAGTTTCCTTGTATTTTAGATAGCTCTGTTAACCTTTCTTTTAATGTTAGGTTTTTGTCAGCTAACACGTCTGTATTTACTCCTGCGGCCTGTAATTGAGCTACAGCCTCTTTAGGTAAAGCCTCTGCAGTAGACAATATAGAGAATACGTTTCTTAATTTAGTTCCTGCCTCGGCTCCCTCTAAACCTTTTTCGGCTAATAACTCTATGGCTCCTACTGACTCCTGTAGTTTTATATTTGCGCCTGACGCAGAAACACCGAATTTAACTAATGCCTCTGTAATTGCTGGAATTTCCGCAGCTCCTGCCTGTGCTCCTGCAGCAAGAATATCTGTAACCTTTGCTGCTTCGCTTGCGTCTTTACCGTACTGGTTTAAAACCTTTGTTAACGATCCAACGGAGCTGGATAAATCGTCTCCACTAGCTTTACTTAATAATATGGCCTGCTTTGTAACGTCAGCTAAAGCGTCTCTGTTTTCTAATAGCTCAGGCTTTGCACTACCTACTAATTTAAAGGCCTCTACTGTATCTTTTAATGATGTGCTTAATGTACGATCCTGTGCTATTTGTTTTGCTTGCTCTGCAAAAAATCCTAATTCCTCTCCTTGTATTCCTAGTATAGAACCTAAAGATGCTAAGGATGTTTGAAACTCAGACTGTACGGCTATAGCTCTTTTAGTTATCGCTGTTATCCCTGCTAATGCTCCAGCCGCTAAACCTACAGGGCCAAGCACTAAATTTTTAATAGCTCCTCCAACACCTCCCCAGGCACTACCGTAGTTTCCTACATTCCTTTGATATTGTCCAGCGTTAGCGTCAATTTTCTTTAAATTACCATCTAACCCTCCTATTTGTTTCTGTAGGTCCTTTGCGTTTTTGCTAGCTATACCCTCAGACGCTGCAACATCTTTGTATCTTTTCCTTAATTGGTTTAGCTCTATTGATAGTTTTTCGTAAGCTGTAGTAGTCTCGCTTTGTAACTTTGCCTCCTCTCTATTTATTTTGTTTTTTCTGTTTATTTCAACCCTTAAAGCTGCTACCTCTTTTGCTTCTTTACCTGTTAGATTTGTTAGCTTAGATTGTAGTTTTTCTTTTGTTCTTAAAATCTTATCCTGTTCTGATAATATTTTATTTGTTTTCTGAGACTCTTTATTAAAATCGTTTATACCTTTTGCGCTACTTAAATCAAAAGCATTTATTTTTTTTGCAGTAGCTTTTAATAAACTATTGTATTGTTGCTCTAACTGCTCTAAAACTTTTAAAAAATCTGCTGCATTTTGCGCTTCACCTCCAAATAAATTGGACTCTAATATATCCTCCTTTTTAATCTTTGCCATTGTAGTTGTTCATTTCTTCTATTATCTTATAATAGTAAGTTGCTAATACTTCATCCTCTTTTAAGTTATACCCCATGAATTTACAAGCGTGTATAAAACCTTTTTTTTTGTCTACCTTAATTCTAGTAAGGTCCTTAATTGCATCCTCGCAATCCTCTATAGCGTTCACGTGATACCTTTCACCAGTAGTAGCTAATTTAATTCTAGCTATAACTAGTTTTTTACTTAGCCTTAGTATTTTTTCGTATTCGTCAGATATTCCGCACTGGTCTATATATCCCTGGAAAACTTCAAGCCATGCGTTTAACAGTTGTTTCTCTGTTGGTTTTCCACTTATAACTAAGTACTCTATACTTTCCTCTAAAATTAACCAATTTTTTAAAGGTATATTTTCCCAAGTGTATAACTTAGTAGCCTCATTTTCGCTTACATTTAATTTAGGCTCCTCTAATATATTCTCTGATTTTCTTTTGTATCTCCTCGATAAAAACCCTTTTAAGTATCTCCAAACTGTCATCTGTTAACCCAAGTATAAAGCGTGAAGCTATAACCTCTAAATCTGTAAAAGTATTATCTATAGTAGACTCCTTTAAAGTTTCTGCTGTTATTTCTGCATCGCCATTGTTTAAAACTGTAACTCTAAACGAGTTGTAAAATTCCCCTGTATCAAATAAATTAAAAGGGGTTCCTGCTTTTTTTCTTCCTCTAGTTAAAATCTCAGTAGCTACCGAGTAATTAGGCAAAGGAAAATTTTTACTGTCTATACCCTCTTTGAATAATTGCTTTTTAGTGTTAAGCTCTATTATCAACTTTTTTGTTCTCTCTAAATTAAAAAAAGCCACAGCCAATTTAGTATCGTTAAGATCGTTTATAAAAAAGTTTAATATTTTTTTTAGCTTATCCATAATAAAAAAAAGGGGGTGACAAAAGCCAACCCCCCTCAACCAACAAATTTATTTTATTAGTATTAAGGTGTAGGTAGAGTTACAGTAGTTGCACCTCCAGCGTCATAACCTTTTTTCAGTAAAGCATCCCAGTTAATAGTAACTACGTCTCCTGCATTCCCTCCAGGGATAGATATACTGTACAATCCGTCTACTTCTGTAATGGTAGGGGTTACAGCGTTACCTGCTAAAGTAACTACTAAATCTGTAGCTACTAATCCTTTGTATAAAAACTGCTTAATAGGTTTCCTTAATTTAAAGTCAAAACCTGAAACTTGCAATGTACTAACGTCAATGTCTACAGTTAAATCATTTAAAGGACAAGCACCTACCACGTCTGCGTCGTGTGTTCCTCCAAATATATATCCTACTGTACCAGTTGATTTGGTAGCCAACTCATATTTAACCTCTACTTTGTCACATGTGGAACCATCACCTTTAATGAATTTAGCGCGCACATTAGTAACTCTATATGGGTAAAGTTTATCATTGCTACACAAACCTCTAATAGTTCCGCATGCGAAAACATCATACATGTTTAAACCTCCGCAAGCTGCTAAAGCGTTAATGTTATCTCTCATTAATTCAGCTACCCCGTTTTTTTCAAAAGGAATAACAAACATTCTTTTTTCTTTTCCTGGTCGAACAAAACACTCCGAGCCGTCGTTAAACGTTTCGTAAACATCGTCCTCGTCCTCAGAAATAATATTTTTAATTTCAGGAAAAGGTCGCCATCTGCTAGGTAAATTTACCGCGCATAAAAATTGATTTAAGCATGTCTGATCGAAAGACTTTGTTAAATCAATATGGTTCCTTTCTCCATTTTCGTTTAATTCAGGAACTAGTATACGTCCGTAGTCTTTTCCAACCTCGGGATAGTCGCATAACGGTAGTCCTAAGTTTCTAACCTTTGGGTCACATACACATTTTGACATTGTTATTTTTTTTAGTTTATATTATTACTATTACAAATTTAACACTTATTACAACACAAATTTTTTGTATTAGTGTTTTTAGTCGTGGTAAATCTAATTTCTAAATGATAGGCTCCTAAAGGCGCATTAAAAAACCATTCGGGGCACTCCTCTTTTTGGTTGTATTTAGCGAAAGCTGGGTAGTCCTTTGACCAGTATTCCTTAACCTCGTTAACGTCTTTTGACTTTTTAAGTTTTTCTATAAAAGAATACATTAGATTATACATTGGCTGCAGATCGCATATATGGTCCTTTGTAACCGTATCTTTAAAATTTAATGGCTGAATAAAAAACAGATTAATTTTAACGTCTCTGTCGTAGCATGCTAAATCGTCTACCTGAGTATATGCCCTTACATTTCCTGACATATATACCATAGGGTATTTTTTACAGGATTTAATTTGATCTATTTCGTTAGATACGTAATGATGTTCTCCGCTAATAAACATAGGTGCGTCTATGCAGAATTTTAAACAGTCTGCAGTTTCGTTTACCTCACCATTAACGTCTATGTATTCATTGTAGCTAAACCCTTTTACCTCGTAATCGTTCCCGTTAATTTGAAACTTTTTACCACAGCAATTAAAGTACTTCCAGCAATCGTTAAGGTGTCCAGTATTACAAACGTAAAGCCTAGAAAAGTCGTTTTCTTGATCGTATTCGATTTTATTTATAACTCCCTCATGCGATAAGCAGCCTACTAAAGGCTCTATTATTTTCGTTATGGTTTTTGGTGGTATCATTTTTTACTCCATACTTTTCTACCAAAAGCTCTAACTCCTAAAAATCTAACTTTATTGTCAATGTTTTTAAGGCTAATTTTTCTAGTTCCGTTAATAGCTTTGGCCCATTTAAACATATCCTTGTCTGAGAATTTCCTAGCAGCTTTACTGTTGCCGTTAAACCATTCTTTTGTAACGTATACGCTGTTTTGGTATAACCAGTCGTGAATTAAAGCCGATATAATAAAATCTCCATTAGGAGGTAACGCTGACCACAAAAGTCTAGGCACACTAGATAAATCCCACTCAAAACCATTTTCAATAGTTAAATTCCTACCATTGCTTAATTTAATGGTAATTGTTTTCCTGGTCCTGTATTGCTTCCATTTACTAGAGGCTAGTATTATTTTACTGGTCCATACTGGATTATTTTTAATACTCTCCTCTCTAATGTTTTCAATAGTGTAAATCTTATTTGCCATATTCTGTTTTTTTTAAATTCCGCCCTGGTGCCAAGTTATAAAACCCTCTCCTGCTGCTGATGTTGTTACAACTCTAACCCCTGCTAACTCAGGCACAAATATTTTAGAGCCTATATTAGCTCCGTCTCCTGAAAGCTCTATACCGTTAGTTGTACTTGGTGCTGTTCCGTCTAAAGTCATTCTGACATTTCCTGCTCCGTTATCGTCTATGGCCGTAATCCAACCTGGACCAGTAGCAGCTATACCTACAGGAGTTGTACCTATAAATCTAGTTATACCTGCGTTTGTTGGTACTGCTGCTATTCTTATAGCTTCTACTACCTCCGCCTGGGTTAATCCTGTGTTTGATACTGGTTCCTCCTGTATATTGTTTCCCGATGGCTGTATAGCGTCTTTATTGAATTTGTCGCAGAAAATATTATCCTCTGTAATGTCTATTACTTGTGTTTTATCTGAGTTGTAGTTAACTCCGTTCTCACACCTCCAGCCTTTTATTTCGTTTATTACTGGTCTATTTTGAAAAATCCACTCATCAGGTATATCTCTAATTACTCCGCTAACTGGGTCAACATATCTAAGTCTTAAACTTCCGTTCGCGCTAAAATCTTGTACATAAAATCTTACTCTATAAATTCCCTGAGGCAAAACCCCTAAGGAGTTAGAGTTAAAATTAGCGTAAGGAAAAACCCACTTTTCAGTCATTTCATTGCCGCAATTTTCACTTATCCAAATTGATCCAGTTTCCGCAGTTCCTACGTTCTCTATTAAATCTGCATCAAAAGGCATCATTAAATAAAAATCTAACTGGGCCTGATCTTGTCCAAAAACATTGGTTGTAGTAGCTCCGTTTATAACCTGGGCTACATCCTCTGTGTTTTGGTGCATAGGGTAACCCTCCAGGTCTGTTAAGCTAAAAGAAACTGTATACGGGTCTGATGATGAAAAACCGTTTACTGCTCCTGCTCCGTCATTCCATAACTTCTCGTTAGCTCCGTTTGCCCCCGTAACCTCGTAATAAGTTTGCCCTATACAGGTAACTCTTTTACATTCTTTAACAACCTCTCCAGGGTTTAAGCTGTAAGCTGTTATTGATCCGTTTTCCTGGTGCTGACTTAAAACTACAGTCTCGCTTATTAGGCTTCCTGTGTTACTGTAACTCCTTTCCTTGTACTGTCTAACAGTAGGTAGTACTTCGTCGCCGTTAGAGTCAAATACGCAAAGCCCTGTGTATTCCCAGTCGTTTCTAACTTGGTTATTTATAGCGTCCTCTATGGTTTGAAGTTCGCTTACTATTGGTGAAGTTAAAGCCGTTATAGTTGCAGCGTCTAAAGATACTTCCCCGTCTACTGTTATAGTAGTAGCTGGGTCTGTTAACAACGTAATTAAATCTCCAAAGTTATCTACATTAACATCTAACCCGTCTAAAGCTGACGCTATAGCATTGGCTAACGCTGTGTTGTCAAATGTAACCGTTACTGGTTGGTTAACCGTTACGGTACCAGTTACATTTATAGGTTGGTTGTTTATGTCTACGTTTAAATCTATACTCTCTAAATCTGATAAAGTTCCTGGAGAAAGTGATACGCTTAAATCTCCGTTAGTTACGTTAACGTCTATTGGCTCTCCTAATAGGTTTACATCTATACTAGGATTGTCTATAGTGGCCGTTACATTTAAACCGTCTAAAGCTGTTGATATTTCGTTGGCTAATTCCTGTAGGTCCCCTGTAGATAGGTCCGCATTAACCGTCCATGTTCCAGACTGTACCGAGTTTACAGTAATACCAGCGTCTAATTTATCGCACACATCCTGTATGGATTGTGTTATTAAAACTGTTTGCGCTTGTATCTCTCCTGCTATTTGGTTCCCTAGGTTTGTAAATAAAGCTGAAAATGCCGCGTTTGGATTTACTGTTATCTCATTGTTTATAGATATTCCGTTATCTACAATGTCGCATATTTTTTGCTCCAATAAAGTTAAGTCTGATCCTCCCGAAATACAGCCTGTGCATTCTGTGTACCATTCACAAAACTCCTCTTCGCTTGTAAATAAAGTTGAGCTTGTTATGTCTGTAAATGGAAAATCGTTATAACATTTATTCCCGTCTACGTAAATATCATAAAAACCCTCAGAGGCTCCTTTGTCTATTTTAACTTCACATAAAGGATGCGTATTGCACGTGTCTTTATCTGTATCTGTAATTACTAAGTAATTGTTTTTCTTTTCTAACTCTAATGCCATTTCTATTGTTTATTTATATTGATAGTGCTGAAAATTTCATGCACTTTTCACATCCTTTGTAAATGCTTAAAGGGCTTTGGTTGCTTCCTGAGCAAGGGCATAAGTTATCCCCGTCATTTTCTATGCACCATTGTATAGCCTTATAAGTCTCTATTGCTTTGTTATATCTCCTCTCCGCCTCTCTCTCTGCAGCGCATACGTCTGCTTGTTTTCCTTTTTGGCTTTTTTGTTTAGTAAAACCTAAAGGCTCTGCTGTGTATATCTTTTGGATCATATACTCGTAGTAGATAAACCCAGTTAACATTTTCTTTAAACCCTCGCTTTTTATTTCGCACTTTTTACAGCAATCTGTGCAGCATGATTTATTACCACTTTTGCAAAATGGATTTATTATATTTTCAAATAGCTCTACTACCTCTGTGTTTTCAGGGTCAGACTTTCTATTTTTAATATATTGACATAATTGGGCTGCTAGTTCACAGCCCAATAAGTCATTTAAATACTGCGGCTCGTATTCGTCTATATATTCTATTAGCTCCTCACCGTTGTAACAGTTTGTAGGTAAGCAATAAAATATCTTAAAGCACGAGCAATCAGTTATCCTAGCCATCCTCTATTATTTAACAGATTTAGCTACATCCTCTGTGTTTATTTCCTCAATAGTTCGCTTTACTGGAGCGTCAACTACTTTGTACTTTAAACCTCTACCTTTTAAGGATTTTTTTTGAGTTTCCTTGTTCTCTGCTGAATCTCCAGCTACTCCCTCTAATATCCATCTATGGACTCCGTAGGTTTTTCCTTTTTTGAAAAATTTAAAGTCTGCTGTTGGTTCGAACCAAACCCTATCTCTAGTGTTTAATTTTTCTCCTGCGATGTAAGTAACACCGTTAGGCTTAGCGTCTACTCTGTACTTAGAGTGATCGTATTTTTTATCTTCTGCCATTATTTATGGTTTTTTATAAAGGGGGAATTAACCCCCTTATTTTGTTAGTTTTTAATTATTTTTCAATATCCGTTAGTACGTTATCGAACGTGTCAAACTCAAAACAAGCCTGGTGATTACACGCAATATAGAATAAAAATCTACTCTCGGCTACAAACGTTTCCACGTTATGAATAAACTGATCGTTAATTAATCCTCTACGTATAGAAAACTGCTTGTATTGAGCTAGGGTAGCTTTTTTAAAGTCTCCTAAAATATATTCGTTGTCAGCTAAACCGTAATTAATAACTACCTCGATACCGTTAATCCTTAAAGTTCCACCTGTAAAGGTAATACCTGGATGAGTTTGGTATGTTCCATCCGCGTTTTTAGTAGACAAAAGTTTGTAGTACTTAGCACATGATACCATTACGTTATCAGGCATACAACCTTTGCAATTAGCTGAAACTATAGCAGCTTCTAAAGCATCCGCGCAATTAGGGTCTACAATGCAACCGCTATAAGCTGGGTTTAAGTAAGTACCTGCAACATCTTTAATTTCCTCAGTAACATAAGCGTTTAACTTATCGTCATGCAAACGTCTGAAAAGCTCGTTAATCCAAGATAATACACCTGGTACATCCTCGAAAAACTCCTCACATATAACTAGATGAGCTGCTAACTTCTTAGCCTCTGCACTTTGTCTTTTTACTGAAAAATCAACGCATGGCTTTAACTCACACTCTCCAACGCAATCAAACTCCCCTGAGTCAGCTACATACTCCATCCAGTAAACATGCTTTGCAGAAACTGTTATGCGGTTTAATTTGTCTAAAATTCGAGTGTTAACTCTAACCTGGTCCACTAAACCTGGAACAAATAAAGTTTGGCCGTAACCAATACCTGTACCTCCGTCGTCGTAAGAATTGTCCGAGCTTAATACTGCAGACTTATCTATTACTAACTCGGCATCGTACTTAGAAGTACTGTTACTTTTCCATGCCTCAATAGGTGTAATAGTAGTTCCGTCTGCAACATATCCCTTGTCCGAGAAAGTTCTGTTGTCAGACTTAGATACTACTAACTCCTCTAATGTTAGAGTCTTTGTAGTGTTTTCCTCTTTAGCTTCTAACGCTGTAACTTTAGTTTCTAAAGCAGCATAAGAAGTGTTAAAAGAATCCATTTTACTTGTTAGCGCAGCATTCTCTAAAACCTGAGCGTCTAACTTAGCTGTTAAAGCAGTTGTAGCTAACGCTACTGCGTCGCTAATGCTTTTAGCTATTTGTTCTTCTTGTGTCATTTGTTTTGTTTTTAATAATTTCTATTACTTTGTTTAAATCAATTTGAGTGCCTGCTGGCGGCTCGGTTTTTTGAGTGTCTGCTGACGGCTCAATATCTTGTAGAGTAGGTGTTAGCTCGTTACTGCCCTGTAGGACCGCGCTAACCTCTATTAACTTTGCTTCATATATCGCGAAAAAATAACCTCTCTCTATAGCTCTGTCTTTGTTTCCTATAGAGTCTATATGTTTATCCCATTCTGCTTTTTCCTGCGCGTATTCCTTACCATCTGAGTTTATAGCCATCTTTAAGCTAACATAGTACATTCCTACGCTATGCTGGTTAATAGCTCCTTTGTTGTACTGGTTAAATATAAAAGGGTTGTAACTTTCCTTTATATCGCTCTCTATAATAAGGCTAACTGTATCTCCGTCTTTATCTACCCCCAATGTTCTCCAGGGAATAGCTCGCTCCTCAATATCCTGTATGTCTCCAACCTGAGCAACTAATTTAAAATCGTGGTCGTGTAAATGGAAAACCCTATCCTTTCGGTCCTTTATAGACTTACTAAAAACCTTGTCCAAATGTACATCGTCGTGCGAATCCATCCAGTTATAAGTGTTAGCGACTATAGTAGTTAACCCAGGTGTTAGATCGTTTTTATTTACAGACTTATTTACTCCTCCACTCTCGATGTTTGATATTATACCGTCAGTAAATTTAATAGCAGATTTTTTAAAATCCATTATTTTTGTTTTCTCAGCCTTTAAATACTGGAATAACTCCGCTTTATTTTCAAAACTTGGTATAATCATTTCTTTACTATTTTAGCTTCATTAGCTTTTTTAATCTTTGCAGAAAACTTTTTTTTAGCCTCCTCTAAAGTTGGTTTAGTTTTTTTCATAACATTACAAAGTTAAGTATTTATTTAATACGTTTTTCTTCTCCTCTTGTGTTAATAAATCGCCTGCTGCATTTAGAGCGTCAGCAACCATTTTTAACGTCTTAACGTCTTTTATTTTTTCGTCCTTAAATATTTTTAAATCAAATTCAGCTACTATTTTCTCGTCGTTTCCATCGAAAAAATGATTACTAAGTATGTTTGCTATTCTGTCTGCAGTTGGTATTATTGAATCCTCGTAAGCTTGCTTTATAGCGTTCTTTTTATTGTTAAACGTGCTGGCTTTTTCCTGGCTAAATAGATCAGAGGATAAACCATAAGCGTCAATAACCTTTTTTTCTGACATGCTCATTTGCTCCAATAGCTGTAGACTTTTAACGTCCTCTGTTATCTTTGTCCACTTCATCGCCTTATTAGTAAGTATTATGGACTGCTTACCATGTTTTAACCCATGTGTCTCAGCATGTTTTTTGTAAAGCTCCTTTTTTTCAGGCTCAGAAAGGCTAACAATACCTCCGCTTTGAGACTCAGGAGAAAGTATACCTCTAGCCCCCCTTTGTTGTATAAGTACGTTTATGCTCTCTAGCGAGCACATAATATTGCTAAGATGGTATTTTAAAGACGGTAGTTTTGACTGTGGTTTAATTGAGTTTTGTTGTACGCTGTCCTTTCCAAAAATAACCTGCTGCACTTTATATGTGTCCTTGCCTCCGTTAGATGATTTTACCTGGAAATTCTTAATTATACCCGATAACTCCGACTGGTCGTTGTATTTACCTGTAGGTACTATTTCGGTGTGAGCTAATGATAAAAAACTCATTGATTTAGGAGCGTTTACAAAATCACTTTTTGGAGCGTAAATTAAAAAGCCCCCGTATAAATCCCAGTTTTGAATTAGCATTTTATTAAACTCATATCCTGATAAGTACCCATGAGGATTGTTTAGCTTCTTTATAATGTCGCTTTTATCTACTACCTGGTCTCCTTTGTAATGTACCCATTTTAAATTACAAAACATTTCTGCCCTTTTATCTAGGACCATTCTTAGTATAGGGTTTGTTTCGTATAAGTGGTAGGCATTTCCGTAAGTGCAATCTATTAAAAACGGGGTTACGTCTCCTATAGACTGAATACCAAAGTCATTATTTATAGATTGCAATATATCTCTACCTTTGTCTACTCTTTTAAATATGTCTAATAATCCCATACTACAAATTTAACCTTTTTATAAATACAAATGTTGGTGATAATTACCCACGATCATATCACATGCCAAAGCTACCGTATCGGGTGCGTCGTCATTTTCGTTTTTCTTTTTATCTATGTTGAAGCTTAAAAACTCTTTCATAAATTTATCGTAGTCGCTTCCTACCTCGTAGTCCTCTCTAAAATAAAAGTACTGTTTTATGTTATATGATGCGTTCATTATCCTAGTCTCCTTATTTGTTTTGGACCATTTACCAAACATCGAGCAATTTATTTTATTTTGCAGCATATTCATAAATAATTTACCAGCTCCGTTAGTTTCTATCCAGGCCTCCCTGGTGTTATTCCTGTTGATAATATCCGCGCATTGGTCCAGGGTGTAATTATTATCTGTAGCCTTGCTCATTAAAACATCTGTAATATAAACGTCTCTACCTATCATTTTTATTATTAATGCGCATGTTGAATCCTTACCTCCTGTGGCAACATCTATAGCACAGTAAATATGCTCTACTGAGTCGTCGTTAATATCACTTAATTTAAATCTGTTTAGGTCGTTAAAACTAAATACTGCTCCCTCCTGGTCCTCTATAAATTCTGCGTAAATCTCCTGCCTAGCTGCTTGCTCAGATATTTTACCTATCTCTCGCTCTAGTTTTTTAATCGTGTCATTGTCTAGGAACGGGTTGCAGTAGCTGTTTTTTTGGGTTCCTGAATACTCAGGGTTGCCGTTTAAAACTTCTTTCCACATTAAATAAAATCTGTGATCCTCTCCAGTTTTAGTCCTCTTACCTTTAGGTGTGCCAAAGGCTATTAGCTGACTATCTTTATAGTCCATCATCATTGGCAGTATAGCATTAGTATACAGATAATCCTTTTTTAGAATTATACCAGCCTCGTTTAAATATATCTTTTGATAACCAAACCCCTCTATGTTTTCGGGTTTATCTGCACTCCTAAAGTCTATAAAGCCCTCCCCTATTTTTAATATTTTCTTTTGGCTATTCCATTCGTGCTCCAGCTCCTGCTCCTCTATAAATGGCAAAAAATAACGCTCGTAATACCTGTCTATATTTGAGTAAATAGTATCTACCCATAGTACAGCCTTTCCGTCTGCGCAATCTATAACAGCGCATATGGCAGCTCCTTTGGTTTTTCCTGTACGTCTACCAGCAACTACTAATACAAATTTAGACTTTTGGGATAAAAACCATTTATTTTGCCATCTAATTAATTTTATCATCCTCTGTAGACTCGTCTATTATTTCAACTTGTATACGTTGTTTTTTCTCTTTGTTAACTACCATTTGTATTGGCATTCCAAAGCTATACTGAAAATATAGTTTTATGGCCCAAGGTTCTCCAGCGTTTATAGCTTTTCCAAATTCTCTTTGGGCTTGTTCGTCAAATAAAGCCAATATACTTTTTAACTTCTGCGATACCTCGTTAGGCTTCCTGCCTGCGCCCTCTCTTTTCCCTCCGTTATTTTTTCTCCCGTCCATCTGCCTCCAATATCCTACCGTCTAGGTACGTTAATAATTTGCTTTTGCATATAGCTATATCCTCTATTTCCTCAGGGGTTACGCAAGACGCTAAAGTATTCTCTATAACATTGAATAAACAATTTATAGATTGAGCTTTAATAGATAGTTTAACCTTTTCAATATTACTCCAATCTCCAGGCTTAACCTCGTATTTTGATTTTTTTTCCATTTTATTTTTTTAAAATTCTTTTCCTAATCCAATATCTAAAAGGTGATCCGTTAAATTAACGTACATATCTCCACCGTCTCCCGATGAAAATAAAAAATAAACCTCTGCTATATATCTGCCGTATTTACCCCTGTAATCCTTTTTAGTTTCTATAAAAACATCCTGGCCGTCTATTAGTTTTCTAACATAGTCTCTAACCTCTATTCCTTTATTCTTTTCAGGCCCTCTAGTCTCAGGGGTGTTTATCCTAGCCAACCTTACTGGCTCACCTTTACCGTTAGGTCCTTTAATTGTTATCCCGTAACCAAGGTCTATATTTAATTTAAAGGTGTCTCCGTCGTAAACAGAAACTACTTTAGCTTTATAGCTGTACCTGTGTTTAAAATTACTGCTGTTCATCCTCTATGCTTTTAATATCTCTGTAGATATTGTTTACATGCCCTATAAATTCTTTTAATTTAACTGTATGGTGGTGGCTAATTATAGATAAATATAGTATTAAAACAGATTGAATTATTAAAATTGCTGTTATCATTTCGTTTTTGTTATCTTGTTTTCTAGTTCTTGTATTGTTTCTTTTAAGCTCCTTATAACCTTGCGTACCGCATAATCATTTATCCATTTAGGGTCGTCTATAAATGCTAATGTTGTAACCTCTGACCTGTTAAGGTCGTAAAGTATTCCATCTGCTGGTTGCTTAATAAATTCTTTAACGTCCACGCTATACAAGCTTCCTGATTGCATAAATAATATCTTACCCTCATTTGAAAGTTCAATTACTTTTTGTTTTATGTCCTCACTTCTTTTCATCACATTGGTTTAAATATTTTATATTTAAAGCTATACACTCTATTAATATTTTTATTAAAGAATATTCGTTAGCAATTGAAGAGTTATTTTTAAAATCTCCCTCGTCTATTGTTACCTCTGTGCTTTTATGCTTTACTGTTATCCTCATTTTTTTTATCTTCTAATTGTATAACTGAGTATGATTTTTTTTCGTCATTATTAATAAAGTGTTGGCCCCTGTTAAACCCTAAGACTATAGAGTTTAAATGCTTTTTTTCTACTGGGTCTTTTGTTTTATTATAAAGGTTAGAGGCAAATAGGGCCGTTATATACATAGTTATAATTTTCATCTAGCAATATTTAGTATTAGTAGTTTTTACAACTTCGTAGAACTTTATTTTAACATCGATGCAAATGTGTTTAATAAGCTTAATTATATGGTTGGGGTCGTCTGTAGTATGCGCCACTTCTATTATATCTCCCTCGTGGTCCGAGCTTCTAAAGTAAACGTGAAAATAGTTTTTATTATACTCTCCATGTACAGAGTTATAATATTTAAACATGTTGTTACGTCCTCCTGTGTAGTTTTCTGTTTCGTCAGGCATTAGCTTAATAAAGCTTTCTGCAATTTCTTTAATTTCCATATCTTTTGTTTTAGTTCGATGATTGAAAAACTTTGATTTAATCAATCTATTCAAAGATAACAAAAAAAGCTCCTATACAAAGTAAAGGAGCTTTTAATATTCTATAATTATTATTTAATTATCGTACAGGAAAACTGTCTTAAACTTTCCGTCGTGATAATGTTTTTTATTTTCCGCTAGTAATGGCATTCTATAAATTACTGACGTATCGTTATTGGCTTG